TTGATACCAGTTCTCAATCTTCGCAGTTTCCTCCGACGCAATACTTTCCATTAATAATTTCATCAGCGATGTCTTCACTAATGAGCTTACGTTCTGCCTCATCAATCTGATGTTCAATATTTTTAACCTCGTCTGACTGTAACAAAATATTAATCTCATCAATGATACCCTCGGCTTCCTCTACGTGAGTATCCCCTAGGCTATGTTGATTAAGAAGTCGAACGTGGTCTTGCAATAGACTTCTAACTCGTCTAAACAAATCTTGACTCATTGTTTTTTTCTCACTTTCTGTCTAAGTTTTTGTAAATAAAAATCAGCTTTATCCAAATCTTCTATACCATTCTTCATTGCAAATCGCCAAACATATTTAATTACATTAGCGACGCATACTGCTACGATACCTACTAAATTAGTTGTAGCTGATTCAATAGCGTCGATACACTCGACCTTACCTTGAGTGTAATGTGATGGGTGATTTACTTTATCGTCCTGACACGGTGTCAGGGTTGGTTTTTGTTTCATCTAAATTATATGTTTGTTTACCTTTGATATAAAACTCTAGCATATCTATATTCGTTTCGTCAATAACTAAAGATTTACCACCTGAGATACTAATATCTCTTAGATGTTTTTGTTGAAGTGCAGTGGGTTTGTTGCCGTTGGCTTTGGTTTCTATACCTATGAACATGCCTTGATGACAGGCTAAAATGTCAGGAACACCACTAGCACCATAACCTCCCGTTGCGGGCATACAGTAATAGCAGTTAAGTTTAGTCAGTATCTTTTTTACTTTCTCTTTTATTTTCTTTTCGGGTGTCATTTGTTTTTCCTAATAACTTAGCATACTCTTTTAAATGTAAGATGACGACATAAATAGATTCACTTGCTCGCCACCCAATGTCAGGGTCTCCGTTATCCGAATCACAAACAAAAATATCGTAGTGTTGTAGTTCGTGGTCTTGTTTTATTTCGTTTGTTAATATATTAGCTATGGTTATTTTAGATAATAGGAAGTCGGGGAGAGTGGAGAGATTGTATCGTCTGATATAGTTATTCTCTAAGTAGACAATAAAGTTCTCTCCGTCTCTTTTGACAGGGACACGGACATAGTCCGTCATTACGAAGTGAGGTATAGCTTCTAATTTAATCGACATCTAGTATATAAGTATATACCATTTTGAAATCGTTGTGGCATCTGATATAGTCAAAGTATCCAACACATGTATCATCATCAAACATATGGGTATGACTGTAAAGACCTGTTTGTGGTATAACTTTATCTAGTAACCATGCTGTGCTTCTGTTATATTCTCTATAATTTGCTGACGCATCTGCTAAAGATTTATCCTCATGAGTGATAGCAAACATTGTTGTAATGGGTCTTAGCCTGTCATGAACAGGACAGTCTTCAAATCGTTTGTATGCTTTTGGTGTTTCAACTAAAACAAATTGATTATTTATTATCTTAGCTTTCCACACAACACATGACTCATCTCTGAATGACAGTAGAGATTTACTTACAACATAAAAAGGTTTCTCTAGTTTTTCTCTAATAATATTACTAGCGTTTTGCACTTCATTATATTTGATGTCTAAGTCTTGTAGTTTAGTTTCAAATGACTGTCTTTGTGATGAAGACACATCTACATGATTTATGAAACTATTTAACAATAGGTGTAACTCAGCACCATTCATTGATACGTCTGAATATGCTTTTGTCAACTTACTTGATGATGAAACATCTTGAACAACTATGTCTGCATAATGACCACCTGTACTCCAATGTTTTAAGTCAAGTGGGTTATGTCGTCCTGTATTAACTCGCTTGTCAAACTTCTTCATCAAGTCAGGTAATCTTTTAGAACTTAGAAACTTGCTATCACTTCTTTCTTTTAATTGAGCATCAGCCGACATGTAGTATGTCTCACCATCAGTCCACGCTACTATCTCAGGAAAACCGCTTCTGCTTAGAACATAAGCATCGTAATATTTTTCACTACCTCCACTAACGGTCTCAGTCATTGTCCAATACTGTCCCCCCCATTGTTGTCTGATATTAATTTTGTTTAAAACTTTCATGTCATACCTATGACATAATTCACCGATGAATGGCTCAAGTCCTGAATCTACGGTGATACTATCATCTTTAAAGTAATTAAACTTTTGTGCGTTCATTTCATTTCCTCCCCAAAGGTTGTGTCAATACATTCTTGTTTAGTTTTTAAGAATACTGCACTGCCATAATCAACAGCTTCATAAGCAATACCTTTTTTACATACAACTTCTTTTGTTAAAGGGTATATAAAGTCTTGTAACTCTTGGTATGCTTTTAACCCACCATATCCTAGAACCAAACCTATACATATCCCAAACCATAAATCAAAATGACTTATACCATCTTGTACTCTAATTCCTCTCATTAGTGTTTCTCCTCAGTTACTTCGTGAACGATACCGATTATTCCAAACTCGTCTAATGCGTCAACGACTTGGTCAAGACAATCGGTGCTTGTGTCAATACAATCCTCAACTATAATTAAAAATTTTCTATCCATTTCAATTTTCCTCCGCAATAATTTCAACACCGATAGGTTCACCCCAACTCATGTTGTTTTCTACTTGATAAATAGCGTCATCATGGTTATCTGCTTTGACTACTATTGGCTCATACTCTTGTTTAATATAAACTCGATACGTTTTTAATTTGCTCATATTCACTCTCCTTTATAAAAATTTATAGGTTGTAGTTCGCAGTAACATTTTGTGTTTCTAACAAGCCATGTAGCACATTCACCAAAGTCACTTTCGTCTTGTTTTTCATAGTGAGAACAAGTTTGTTGGCTCTCATAATCATGACTATGTGGACATGGGTGTAATTCAGTTACCTCCCCTGAACATATTTTGTCAAACACTTTTGCATGGTCTTCGTTTTTTAAATCTAAAAACATAGTTATTCCTCCTCTTCATACATTTATCTCCCCAAATCCTATTGCGTCAGCGACTTCATCTAGTGCGTCACTAATGTCAATGCGTTCAACCATATAATCCAAAGCCCAATCCATCATAGCCTCATCACCTTTCCTCATGCGTTGTCGCATTAAGTCAGCAAAGTGCTTTAATATCTCATGCTCGGAAAACCTTGACCGCAGTTCGTTAACAAAGTAATTATGTCTTTCTTCTTCTCTACTCGGCATGCTCATCGTGTGTCCCCCTTATTCTGATTTGTAGTCTGTCATTTGTTGGTATATAAGCTAACTCACATGGTGTTATGCTCTCGTTATAGGCTTGTTCCCACTCCCATATCATCTGTTTAAGTTTCTGCTTAACACCTATGATAGCCCCCTCTACATTCTTGCCGTCATGCCATACCCAATACGAATATTCCGTATCTAATATTAGGGCTGATAGCATGTCTATCTCGCCTTTCTCATACATAGTTTCATACGCGTCTCGCCACACGCGGTTTCCATACTTTTCTTTACACTCTTTAGCCAACTCTTGAACCAACTCATAAAACTTATCACCTGACGCTCTCCAAAATGTTTCGACTTGCTTGAATATACTGTTAAGTTTGTCAGTAATATCTACGTTCTTGGTTCTGTCCACGCGTGGTGAAATAATGTCATAAGCGACAAGTGGTTCGTTGGTCAGCATGTTGTATCGTATCTTAGGGTGTATTGGTCTTATCTGCATATATTTTCCTTTTGCGTCTAGCACATTCACCCACACATTACCGCCTCGTCTCTCGTCGTTACACACTAACTGTCCCTCGTGCCACCACCCTTGACGATAGCTTCCTAATGGTAAATTACATAATTGAGTAAGAAACATTCTGTCACCTTGATAGTAATGGTCTTGCAGAAACTCAACTACATTATCTTCATTGACCGCAATCAATGGTCGACCTTGATACTCAATGATAAATGCTTCTTTGTTGTTATCAGCTAAGTCATACAGTTTCCCATGAGCAAAGAATCTCTTATACGACTGATGTCTGTAATATGGGAATACAGGATAGTGGTTGTTACTTCCTTTGTATGGTTTAATTTTCTTAGTTATTTCTTTTAGTTTGTCAAAAGTTACATGTTCAAACATGGTATATCTCCTTGATAAATGAACCTGACATAGTGTCAGGATAGGTTTTGTTTAACTACTTTACAGTTACTTGGAATGTATTTCTCTATCTCTGTTGCAACAAACAATGTAGGTATAGATGTATTCCAATTCGGTGTATCAAAGTATCCGTCAGTGAACACAACGATTGCTTGTGAATTAATATTCTCTTTCTTGATGTGTTCTACGATACATTCAGGGTCAGTCCCACCCCCACCTTGCGGTTTGAGTAGTTTTGCTATGTCATTGTATGTATGCTCTTCAAATACTTGTTCACCATGAACAGAAGTGTCCCACCAAATAACTCGAACTTTTTCAGGGGTAGAGGTCTGACATATGGAAACCAGTTCCGACGCGAACGCTGACAACTCATTCGCACCAATAGAACCTGATGTGTCAATCGCAATAGTCAACTCACCCACTCGTTCATCTTCCATGCTAGGCATGTATATATCATTGGCAACAAGTCGCTTGTTATACTTCCGCCATGTATATTCATCTGTGCCTTTCATCTGAGACATAATAAAGTCACGCAAGACAGTCTTCCAGTCGATTTTAGGTTCAAGCAAATCGGTGATGTTTCTAGGTATCTTCGCACCTAATCTGCCTGCGAGTATGCCACCCTCACGCAACGCTCTATCAATCTGTTTCGATAGTTCCTGTTGCTCTTTGGCTGACATTGGTTGACCTCCCTCACCCATCTCGCCTGATTCAAAGTCATGCTCGTCCATGCTACCTTGTGGTTGTTGACCTTGTTCCTGTTTTTGTTTCAGGTCATTCATCACCTCACGCACAGACCAATTATGATACTTAGAATCATACAGTCCACCTTTTGGTAATCGTAGAAAGCCTTTATCTTCCAGATTGCATATGATGTCATTTACAACATAATCTGCTGACGCGTTTGCTAACATGGGGTCTTTCTCCCACTCTTTCTTGAATCGTTGGATATGTTTCAATGCCACATGTAAGTTCTCATGTAGTATCAATGCTCGTAGTTCATCATCTTCCAACTTCTCCATGAACGCACGCCCATACTTTTTATTCATGCCATCAGTGTATGCGGTAGGACAATCATCTACCACAGTACTATCACCCATCATCATAATGCCTGAGTATAGTGCAGTCTCAGGGTGACGCATGAGAGCGATGTGTGCTTTCTTGAGTCTTGTTTCTTGATTCATAATTTATTCTCCTACCTGACATAGTGTCAGGGTTGATTTTAGAATAGTTCGTAGTTATCAGTCGCCCATGTTGCTACGTCCTGATTACCCCTTGCTAAATGTCTTGTGTTCTTGTTACGCACAAGCATAGTAAAGAATATCGCTTGAATCTCAGATGAATTGATACGCTTGATATACTTCATAAATGATGTCAACTCGTCCTGTGTTTTAATCTTATCTGTTGCTTGAAACATGACCATCAACTGTGCTGATATTTCATTTGGTATTTTCGCAGTATCAGGTTGAGATAAGATACTATCTAGTGATGGTAATGACTTCTCAAGATTCAAGAACGCACTCATGTCTGCACTAGCACTATGACCAATAGTGCCTGACAATGCACACATTGTGGCTACCTCTCCTAGTGTGTCTCGGTTTTCCACGATGACAGATGACTTCGCAAGAGAACGAGGTGAGACGAAACTCAACTGTGGTTTGCTTGGTTTGAATATGTATGGGTTGTCGTCTTGACTATCATCTAAGTAACTATTAAGACAACGAGGAAACATGTGAACCCACGCTCTAATCAATGGACTGATTGCGTTCTCACTTGCCCATACTAGCCAATCTTCTACGCTAGGTTTTGCCATGTTCAGAATACAAACACGATTACTTGCGTGTGCTAACATGGTGTCACCCACTCCGTCCGATTGGTTGTTTGATGTGCCAAAGACGATACTGCCTTGTGGTAATGGTGTATCACCTACGAATCTCTCTAGCATTAGCCTTGTGAATATAACCTGAAGTAGTTTCGGTGCTTTCATAAACTCGTCAAGCAATATCACTTTTGGTTTTGGTGAATCTAGTTTGAACAATGAACCAACATAGGTTTCGAGTGTGCGGGTATCATGGTTCGGTATAGTCATAGCGATGTCTTGCATGTCTTTCACAGGACAATCAACATAGATGTAGTCATACTTGTCACCCATGTTTTCTTCTAGCATTTTAAGTAGTGAGGTCTTGCCACACCCAGGTTCTGACTGAATGATAGGTGTTAGACTTTCACCGATGGTTGGAATTAATCTTACCAATTCTTTGATTGTTACACGTTGTGTATTTATGTGCATGATATATCTCCTAAGATATAAATAAATGAACCTGACATAGTGTCAGGACTAGACTGCAAATTTAGATAGAATGTCATCAATATCAGATTTAACTCTATCTCTCGTATAGTCACTCTCACGCAAAGCGTCGCTAGATACACCTGACAAGGTATCATCTAATTGTTTCGCAACTGAGCATAATCGTTGACTATGTTCGTCATCGACATACTTAAACGCACCTATCGTTCTGCACAGTTCTTTGGCTTTCTCGATGGTTGTATCATATATCTTTCGTTTCTTTGATTTAACTTCGCCCTCTTTGGTAGTAATCTCTTGTGTTCCGCAACAATGTGAGATACTTTCCATGACATTGACGATTCTATCTGTTTGTTGATGTAAAACATTTTTAACAATCTCCTCGCATTGTCGTTGATAATTAACTTTCAAGTCGTCAGCTAAGTCTTGTGCAACTGAACAACGAAAGTCGTGAGATGGTACTTCGGATATGTATAGCTTACACCCAAACTTGCGTCTTACTTCCTCAACGCTCGGATAGTCTTGTATGTTATACATGTCGCCTTGTGCAAATGCCATGTTTGATTTAATAGAATCATACTTATCACAAAACTCAGATAGCAGGCGACTAAACTCTTTCTCATGCTTATCGTACTCTTGCTTAAATGATTCTAATTCTACGGTTGGTAAAAGGTCTTGCGAATTATTCCAGCGATATGTTTTGGCTTTCACCCAATTATATATAGTCTGACGATAGTTCACTAAGTCCTTGTGATAGACGTTGTTTGCCAAAAGATTCTTAACAAACCTACCCGCGTTCGGGTCTGCCTTTTTGCTTGATGTTACCTCACCTGATATGGTTCGGTCTTGTTTTGTAGCTGACCAAACATTGACGTCAACTGTTACTAAAACTGCTGATGTAGCCAACGATGTCAAATGGTTTGGTGCTTGAAGTTCTGTGCTTGTGCTACCTGTATTACTTGTATTACTTACTTCCATTGTTTCTGCATACATAATGTAACTCCAAAAATAAGTGAGCCTGACACTAGGTCAGGCTCGTAAAGTAAAAATGACATAAATAATGATAATCTTTCATCATATACATATAGTATACCATAAGTTTACTAATAAATCAATAGATATATAATAATATGACATCATTATTCTCCGTTAAATTTATCTATCGTCTCGCCCCCCTTTCTCAGCAAATTGCTGAACCCTAGTTAATAACGCGTCCAACTCTTGTTCCAAATCAAACACAGGTTCAATGTTGGACTCCTCAGAGACACCCCGCCCCTTTCTAATTCTTTCTTCATCTTCATAAATATTTCTAGGTATGGGTATGTCTTTAAATGTTCTAGCCATAACGTCCTCCTTTGTTGTTTAGACCTTTAAGTTCTGTGAGATTAGTGATAACCAAATAGTTACTTTTGTGCATAGGTGCAACTGTGTGCTTAACTAGGTTAGCCCTATCATCTCCACATGATAAACAAGTATCATAACCGATAGCTTTGCGTTCATCTGCGTAGCTTTTACCACACTCTGAACATGTAGCCATCACGATACCCTCTCAAACATTGTGTATAAAACTGTGCAACATGCAAAGCCAATACCAAAACCAACCGCAAAGCAAAGTATCATCTTACCTCTTGCTTCACGTTGAAACTGCACTTTCCAAAGCCAACTTTGTCTGATATGTTTAGCTTTGTCTTGCTCGTTTGTATCTACATACATGGTATGTCTCCTCAAACTAATTAATGAAACCTGACACTATGTCAGGACTGAAAATGAGAAAATCTACAAGTATAGTTTCATCTCTCATTATATATAATTATACCATAAGTTTACTAATAAGTCAAGCGATATAG